GGTGTCGAAGGGCGTCTCGTTTTCGGTGCGCGCCTTCCTCGACGGCGACCAGAACGCGACCCACTCGCTCTACCTCTACATGCGCGGCGAAGTGATGGAAAACGACTTCGGCGCCTGGGAGGCGGGCAAGAAGACGACGATGAAGATCAAGGTCGCCCTCGACGCGCTCAACCTCACCATCGACGGCGCCTCGATCTTCGACATCGACATCGAGAACGGCGTCGACACCTGGAACGGCACCGACGTCGCGGCGATGATCACCGACGCAATCGGGTCGTAAGCGCGGCCGCGGGCGGCGAGCGGGTCGTAAGAACGCCTTTCAAACAGGGGAAGCGAGCATGGCCGAAGACAAGAAACAAGAGCTCGTCGACGCCGAGAAGGGCTGGGGGCTGGAGGACTTCGAGCTCAAGCATCCATTCAAGTTAGCCGGCGTCGAATTTCGCAAGTTCTCATTTCGCGTGCCGACCGGCGTCGACATCGAGGCTTATGTTCGCTCGCCGACCCGCGGCTTCCGCGCGCTGGCGCTGAAGGTCGTCGACGCCGACGAAAAGGTGCTCGGAGCGATGCATGGCTCTGACTATTCGAGGTTGATGGCCAAGATGGGGGAATTTGTCGCCGGTGCCCTCTAGACCTCGACGAGGTCGTCGACGACATCGGCCTGGCGTTCCCCTACAGCCGCGAATGGGTCCTGGCACAGCCAATGCCGACGATCCTGAGGCTGGCGGCGCGCGCGGCGCGACACCTTGACCGACTCTACGGGCGCTGATCATGCCGAACATGTCGCTCGAAGTCGTCCTCAAGCTGGTCGACCAGCTCACCGGCCCGACGCGCGGGGCGGCAACGGCCCTCAACGAGTTCGCCGAGGCGGCCGAGAAGATCGGCGGCGGCGCGCCCAAGCCTGACGGCTGGGTCGAGCAACAGCAGGAAATCGGCAAGGCGAAAGACAAGGTCGAGGACTACAAGCAGTCGATTAGCGGCGCCACCTCGCTGATCGACGACGCGACGAAGGCAATCATCGGGTTCACACTCGCCCACAAAGGACTCGAACTCGCGCGCAGCACGATCCTGGCGGGCGCCGAAGCGGTCCATGCGCAGGTGTCGGCGGAGACCTCGGGGGCGACGCCTGAGGACATCAAGGCGACCGACGAGGCCGCCGGCCGACTTTCCGCCCGCTACCCGACGCTCACCGAAACCTCGATCAAAGACAGCATCACCCGCATCCGCGCAATCTCGGGCAACACCGAGGAAGCGATCAAGGCGGAGGAAATCCTCGCGCCGCTGAAGATCATCCAGCACGCCGAAATGCCGGGCGGCGAGGAGGGCTTCGAGAACCTGATGCGCGGCCTCGAGGTCTGGGGCGCGGCAAAGGACGAAAAGACGCTCGGCCGCGCCGTCGACATCATCGCCAAGTCGATCAACGTCGCGAAGGGGACGATCCGACCAGAAGACTACAACGAGTTCTTCAAGTACCTCGGCTCGGCCTACGCGCGGAACCTCGACCCGGCCTTCGTCGCCGGCGCAGCGATGACGGTGATCGGCGAGTTGCGCGGCTCATCGGCGGGCGTCGCGTTGCGCGCATTGGAGGGCGTCTTTTTCCAGGACAAAATCGCCGGCAAGGTGGCGCGTCGCGTCGACGAACTCGGCCTGATCGCCGACGAGACCAAGGTCCATCGCTCCAAGAGCGGCACAATCGAATATCTCGATCCCGGCGCCCTGGTCGATCCCGAGCTGGCGCTGCACAACCCTTATCAGTGGCTCGGCAAGTACCTGAAGCCCGCACTCGACAAGGCAGGCGCCAGCGAGCTGGAGCGAACCGAGTTGCTGTCGGGGTTGTTCGTCAATTCGCAGGCCTTCCAGGCGGCCGACATCCTGATGAACCAGGGGTGGCGCGTCGAACGCGACACCGAGTTGACGCAGAATGCGCCGGGCCGCGAAGCGGCCGACACGTGGCTGACCAAAGACCTTGGCACCGCCTGGGAGGCGCTGTGGGCGCAGTGGGAAAACACGAAGAAAGATGCAGCAGCGCCGCTCGCTCCAGCGGAAACGGCGGCGGTGACCGCCGCGCGCGAAGGCCTCACCGGGTGGAACGAGGGGACGAAGGGCAACGACTGGCTCAACACGGAGGTCATCGGCGCGATGGCGGCCGCTGCTGTCCGTGGCGGCCTCGCTCTGATGAAGATGATACCAAAATTGGGCGACGGGGGGCGTCTCGGATCATTGCTTAGCGCAGCGGACCAAGTGCTCGGAGCGGCGGTTCCGTTCCTTGGGCTGGCCAATATCGCCGCCTGGACGCCGCCTGAAGATCAGCAGGTCCTCGACGCGGCGATCGCGCGCGAGAAGGCGGAAGCCGAAGCGCACAAGCCGGCCTTTTCGGGCTCGACCGACCCGACCTCTTATGAAAACCGCATCGCCGCTAAGCGCGCGCTGCGCGCGGCCGGCTATATGCCGGGCGACGTCGAGGCCGAGGAGGCGCGCGAGGCCTCGCGCGGCCGCGCGTTGTCGCCTTCGCTCAACGTCGGCGCCCTCGACGACGCTTCGGCCAAGGCGAAGGACGCCAACCAGCAGTTGCAGGCGCTCGGCGCCGCGTCCGTCGCGCCGAAGGTCGATTCCTCGGCGCTCGATGCGTTGCTCACCAAGCTGCGCGAGGCGGCGTCGCTGGTCGGCTCGATCAACGGCGGTCTTTCGAGGGCATCGCCGCGCGCTTCCTTCGCCGGCGCGCTGCATGACGGGCCGGAGGCGCGCTGACGATGCTGATGTGCTGGGGCGGCGCCGTCTTTGAGATGGGCAACATGGCGTTCGACAAGCTCGGCCGCCAGACCAAGGCGCAATGGGCGGAGCACAAGATCATCGGGCGCCGGCCGGCCGGGCAATATCTCGGGCCCGACAAGCGGACGCTGAAGATCTCCGGCGTGGTGTTTCCCAACGACGACGGCGCCGGCGCGGCGGCGCAGGTGATCGCCCTCGAAGCGGCGTGCGAGGCCGGCGAGGTCAATTGCCTGGTGACCGGCTCGGGCAGCGTCTCGGGCCCGTACCGGCTCGAGGAAATCGCCCCGGAAGAGACCTTTCACGACGCCAGCGGCAACCCCGGCCGGGTCGGCTATTCCCTCACCTTCGCCGCCCATGACGACGGCGACGGACAGATCTGGAGCCTGTGGCCATGAGCCATTACCGCCTTAACACTTTCGTTAATCGCCGTTCTATGGGTGCTTTAGCGCAGCCTGGTAGCGCGCCGCAGACGCGGAGCCGAGCCATGCGGCGAGGTCGCTCCTCGTCGTATCTCGGAAGGTCGGCCGACCTTGCGCCGGTTCAAATCCGGCAAGCACCCGCTTTCCTTCCTAACGGGATATTCGACCGATGAGCGGCGTCTACGTCACCCAGCAGGGCGACATGGTCGACGCCATCGCCTGGCTGAATTACGGCGTCGTCGCCGGCGCCGCCGAGGCGATCCTCGCCGCCAATCCGGGCCTCGCCGGCCAGCCGCCGGTGCTGCCGGAGAACCTGACGATCACGCTGCCCAGCCTCGCCGCCGTCGCCGCGCCGCCGAAGCAGACCGTCAACTTGTGGGACTGAGATGGCGACGCCGGTTCTGCAGATCCTCATCGGCGGCCAGGACGTCTCCTCGACGGTCAATCCGCGGGTGCTAAAGGGCAAGGTCACCCGCCATGACGGCGAGAAGGCCGACGAGCTGGAGCTGACGCTGTCAAACTACGACGGCATGCTCGCCAAGCCGAAGCGCGGCCAGACGCTGCAGATCGGGCTCGGCTTCGTCGAATTCGGCGGCCCGGTCGATCGCGGGACCTATATCGTCCAGCACGTCACCAAGCGCGGCGGCCCGGCCGAGTTCGACGTCACGGCGCAGTCGGCCGACCTGAAAAAGACCCTTAAAACCCAGAAGACGCGCGCGTGGGTCGCGCCGAAGACGCTGGGCGACGTCCTCAACCAGGTGGCGAGCGACAATGCCTTGACGGCGGCGATCGACGCGAACCTGGCGGCGATCGCCATCGACAAGATCATCGCCCAGACCGGCGAGAGCGACATGCACCTGGTGATGCGCCTGGCGCGGCGCTTTGGCGCGGTGGCGAAGTTCGCCCAAGGGAAGCTCGTCTTCGTCCCCAAGGGCGCGGGCACGACGGCGAGCGGCGCGGCGATGGCCGCCGTCACCATCACGCCGAACGATTGCGAGAGGTTCGGCATCCACGACAACGACCGCGAGGTGAGGGGGAAGAGCCACGCCAAGGCGTGGGATCGCGCGACCGCGACCCAGAAAGATTACGCCGGCGACGCCGGCGACGGCGGCCCCGACTATTCGCACCCCGAAACCTTCGGCTCGCCGACCGAGGCGCAGAAGACGGCGACGGCGCGGGCGAAGGACTTCGCGCGGGCGAAAAAGACCCTTCAAGCGACGCTGCGCGCCCCGGTCCAGCCGCCCAACCCCGGCGGCGTGGTGACGACCGAGGGCTTCGGCGACGACGACGACACGGATTGGATCGCCAAGAGCGTGACCGACGAGTTCGACGACAAGGGGCTGGTCAGCAGTTTCGAGGGGGAGCTGAAGGTTTGAAACCCGGTCGGATTTCTTGCTGCGTGCCGTTCTGCGGCCGCACGTTCAAGGCGGAGGGCGACGACGCCGAGCTGATGTGCGGCAAACACTGGCGGCTCGCCCGGCCGGCGCTGCGGCGGCGCCGCACGCGCATCGTGCGACGCTATCGGTCCGCCGTGCTGGCGAAGGACTGGCGCACGGCGGAACGCGCCTGGCGCGTCGAAAGCGCGATCTGGACCGCGATCAAGAAGGAAGCCATCGAAGTCGCGGCCGGGATCGCCGCTTAGAGGTGGCGGGGCTCGGGTTGCCCCGAACGCGGGCCATGCTTGCCGGCCGACCCGCGCAGCGCAGAGTGACCTGAACGCCGCCCCGCCTCTCGCCGTCGCCGGCGTGGGCCAAGGGCCATGAGTCGGGATCGGGTGTCGATGGGGTATACACATAGGAGCGTCGAAACGACGCATCCGGCCGCCGGTTACGTCGGCGGCAAGAAGCAACTCGCGCGCAGCCTGGTCGCCCGCATCGAGGCGATCGACCACCGGCTCTACGCCGAGCCGTTCGTCGGGATGGGCGGCGTATTCCTGCGCCGCCGGAGCGCGCCGCGGGTCGAGGCGATCAACGACGCCTCACGCGACGTCGCGACCTTCTTTCGCGTGCTGCAGCGCCACTACCAGGCGTTCATGGACATGCTGAAGTGGCAGTTGACGGGCCGCGCCGAGTTCGAGCGGCTGCGGTCGGTCGACCCGGACACCCTGACCGACCTGGAGCGGGCGGCGCGCTTCCTCTATCTCCAGCGTCTGGCCTTCGGCGGCAAGGTCGCCGGGCGGTCGTTCGGGATCGACGCCACCGGCTCGGCCCGCTTCGACACAACCAAGCTCGGCTCGCTGCTGGAGGCGATCCACGAGCGCCTCGCCGGCGTGACAATCGAGTGCCTGGACTGGCGGGCGTTCATCGCCCGCTGGGACCGCCCTCACGCCTTGTTCTACGTCGACCCGCCCTATCTCGGGTCGGAGGGCTATTACGGGGAGGGGATGTTCCCGCCCTCCGATCACGAGGCTTTGGCGGCGGCTTTGAGGGGCCTAAAAGGCCGCTTCATCCTCACCCTGAACGACACGGCGGAGGCCCGCGCGCTCTACGCCGGCTGCCGGATCGAGACGGCCGGCCTCAGCTATTCGCTCGCGGGTTCAGGACAGTCGAAGCGGGTCCGGGAGATCATCGTGACTGGCTAGGCCGGGGCGCTCGCATTTGATGTGGCGGCGACTCTCGTTTGATTTGGCGCGCTACAGCCGGCGAACGACGAAGAAATCCGCGCCGCCGCGCGTCAGTTCGTGCGCAAGCTCAGCGGCTTCGCCCATCCCTCGCGCGCCAACCAGGCGGCCTTCGAGGCGGCGGTCGAGGAAGTCGCCGGCGCCGCGCGCCGCCTGATGGCGTCTCTGACCACCCAGCAGCCGCCGCGCGACCGCGCGGTCGAAGCCGAGCGCGCCCAGGAACGGGCGTGGCGGCGGTTCGGGTGAAAGGGGCCCTTTACCCCTTGTGTCGATTGGCGGGATGCAGCGCCGCCTCGAGGATGTTGGCGCTGCCGCCGATCACCAGCGACGACGAACCGACGATCAGCGGATCGAGGCCGGAGACGACGCGGTGGTCCTTGTTGTCGTAAGGCAGCGACGACAGGAAGTGCAGCATGCAGTTGAGCCGCGCGCGCTTCTTGTCGTCGGACTTGATGATCGTCCACGGCGCGTCGGCGGTGTCGGTGTTGAAGAACATCGC